GGTCAGCCCGCGATCAGATCCACCTCGCGTGGAACTACCGCTGCGCCTACTGCGGCGATCCGCTCGGCCGCAGCCCGACGCTCGATCACGTCATCCCCAAGGTCCACGGCGGCCTCACCGTGCGCGAAAACCTCGTGAGCTGCTGCCTGATGTGCAACAGCCAGAAGGGCCACAAGGGCTGGGTGGACTGGTATCGCGCGCAGCCGTTCTGGTCCGCGATGGGCGAGTGGGCGATCGCGCGATGGGTTGCAGGGGAGGGCTAAGATTCGAGTCCAATGACTTTCGGAGTCACTGGGCATTCCGCAGTGTGGAGGCTGCGGTGAGGCGTGCAGGCGCGAGAGCCGGCGCCACCTCCACACCCCAATCACGGCAGGATCTTCGACGCCAGCCAGAGCGCGAGGCAGCAGGCCACCACGTAGCCCACCAGCAGCTCGATCATCAGGGGCAGCGTCATGGCTCGGGCAGCACGTTGATCACGGCATGATCGCCGATCACGCTCAGCGCGGCACGGTTATAGGCCTGCGCGGCCTCGAGCTCGGTGGCATGGTTGCCGAGGTAGTAGCGGCGGCCCCGGTAGCCCAGCGCAGCGCGCCATGGCAGCTTCGGGTTGGTGCTGCGCGAGACCCCGCGGTAGCGGCTCGAGGCCGTCGCCGGCCGCGGCCTGTTGGCCAGCGAGAGGTAATACTCCTCTCGGGTGGTGGTGCAGTTGAAATACCCCATCGGGTCAGCGTGCGAGCAGGTGGTCCAGATAGATCTCGGCCTGCCACAGGTCGGAGCTGTAGCGGCAGTAGCCGTTCGCGCAGCTGCGGTAGTACAGCTCCCCGCCAGCAGCAGGCTCGAGCGTTTCGATGTAGCCGTCGCCGCGATCAGTGCGGCCGAGGATCGTCGGCTCCGACATAGATCTCGCACCGTGCGGCAAATCTCCCTCCAGTCTGGCGAGCCTCGGGGAAGCCGAGCGTGCAGGCCTTGCGGGCCGGCTCCCACTGCAGGCAGTCCCAGCACATGCGTGGAGCCCCTTCAGGCCGCAGATCATGCACCGCGGCCTGATAGATGCACTGCGCGCGCAGGAGCGCTTCCTGCAGGTGAACGGTGCCGGTGTCAGCCTCAAGCTGGTGGATCGGCTTGGGGCCAAGGTTCACCCGGCAGTGCCACGTCCGATCCGCGCGATCGCAGAACAGCAGCAGGCGGCCGGCGTGCAGGCTGATCATTCCCCTTCGCCGTAAGCCGGGGCGTGATACAGCCGCTCAAGCAGGTGGGAGGCCGGCTCATCGCTGCCCCCGGTCACATAGCAGGCGACATCATCGCGCTGATCGGCGGCGACGAATACCTCCGGCCAGTGGAGCTCCTTCACCACCACCAGACTGGTGCGGCGGCTGCGCACCAGCACCCACAGCGCCAGGCGCTCGAGCAGGTTCAGGCTGGGCAGCTGCATCATCCCTCCAGTTTGCCGAGCAGTCGGCGGAGATACCACTGGGCCTTGGCGGCGTTCACCGCCGGGTCGCCCTTGTCCCACATGCGCAGGATGTAGCGCAGGACGTGGCCCTGGCAGTTGGCCAGCACCGGGTCGGGCGCGCGGGCGATGGCGGCCTCGATCACGTCGATCGCCTCCACCGGGCCGTAGCGGTAGTGATCAGGGTTGATCTGGTCGGTCATTCTGTGAGCTCCCAGTAGTGGCTGGCCAGTTTGGTGACGATCTCGCGCGCGGCGATCAGTTCATCGAAGAAGTCCTGCGTCACCGCATACTCCGTCCCGCGGTGGCCGCAGTCGTAGCACTTGCGCCGCTGCCGGCGCACCTGCCCCTCATAGCTGCGCTCGGAGCTGTCGCACCTGAAGCGCCCACCACACTGCGGGCACTTCATCTCGGTGAACGGGCTGGGCATCACCGCCACCTGCCGAGCAGCTGCTGGCGGCAGACCTCGATCGCCTGCTGCGCCTGCTTCTGCGTCATCACCGACTCGGTGGCATCGATCGCGCGAACCACCTTGTCCAGTAGCTCGGGATAGTCGGTGTCGCGGAAGTTGGCCGCCAGCTCCAGCGCAAACTCCTGCCAGAGCCCGGTATAGGTGCTGCAGGTGCGGCCGCTGCGCTCGTAGAGGGCCTCGAGCATGTCGGCACGCTGCTGATCCAGTTGGACGCGGTTCATGGTTCCAGGTGTTGACGGAGGTAGAGCAGCTCAGCGCAGAGCTGCTCGCGGTTGCGGATGCCAGCCACAGTGCGCAGCTGATCGATGCGGATGTCGATCATGCTGACCAGCCGCTGGCGCTCATCCTGCTGCCCCTGGCGGTAGGTCCCGCTGTCGGTGATCAGCTGGCTGATTCTCGCGCGCATGTCGGTCACGTCACCACCTCCAACTCAAGCTCTCGGGCTCCGTGTTCCCAGCCGTGGGCTTCCCGCAACCACGCCGCCACCTCGCGGATCGCGGCGCGGGCTTCGTCGTCGCCGTGGGGGAACTCCACATCGTGGATCGCGTCCTGCACTCGCTCTACCAGCGAACTCCCGATTTGGCCTGGGTTAGGAGTTGGCTTGGAGTTGACCTCCAGCGCCTCAACCCTGGCGCGGAGTTCAAGGAGGCAGGCGTCAGAGTTGTCGCCGTGCTTGGCCCATTGCTCCGTCTCGGCCCATTGCTCTGGTGTCGCCATCACACCACCTCCACCGCAGCTCCAGGCCAGCGGGCCTCGGCGTAGCGGATGGCGGCGCGCTTCGTCTCGGCCTTCGTGATCCACGTCATGGGGCGGGCGCCCTTGGGATAGACGATCAGCCGATACTCGCGGGTGCGCGCCTTTGGCAGCGGCCGGCTGATGCCGTCGCCGTGCTGGCTCTGGGTCTGCTCCTCGGCCCATTGCCAAGGCAGCATCGCTCCGGTGGTCTCACGCATCGGTTTCCTCGGTGTTGATCCATTCGAGTTCAGACCACCACTGCAGCCACGTGTCCGCGGCGATCAGCTTGGCATCGGTGAGGCTGGAGGCGGTGACGCACTCCAGCACGTTGGCGGACTTGATCTGAAAGTAGAAGCGGCGGGTGGTCATGGCTTCAGCGGCTGATGCTCAGCGGCGCAGTTGTGGTGGGCCTTGACTGTTTCTTGCTTGGCAGCGTCGTAGCCGGCTGCGTAGACGCAGGCCAGCAGCACCACGGCGGCGATGCGGTTGACGATGGGGTTGGTGATCATGATGCGAGCGCCTTGCGGACGCGGTAGCGGGAGATGTTGAGGCGGGAGGCGATCTGGAGCTGGCTGAGGCCGGTGCGGCGCAGGATGCGCACGCGGCGATCCTCTGAAGCGGTCAGCCAGTCGATCACGGCGACCAGAAGCAGCAGCGGGATGAGCAGCTTCCAGATCACCAGCACGGTGGTGGTGAGCATGAGTGTCAGGCAGCCAGTCGATTAGCGCGGGCAGCCATTGCGCCGGCCATGATGCTGGTGCCGTATTCGCGGCAGTAACGACCGTGTGCATCCATGCTGGGCCACCGGAGCGGAGTGCCGAACTCTTCTTTGCGAAGACGAGCGCAGACCAGGATGTTGTGCCAGTCGGAGGCGGTCATGTGTCTCGTAGTGAATGGTGTGCCGGGCCAACCGGCGGTGCGGGCTTATTCAGGCCCTGTTGCGCTCGGGTTTTTCGACCTCGTTTGCGCTGTTCGGTCGGGAGGCTCCTCGTGGCTTTCGCCGGGGTGCTTCCGTCCGCCCCATGCAGCAATTATTGCCCACCGCCGGCAGCGCATCATCCCGGCTGTAACAGTTCTTCACATTGCTGCGGCGCGCCCTTGCCGATGCCATGCGCAGGCGGTTCCACTCGCGGCCAGCAGGCGACAGACGCCAGCAGCGGGAGCAGAGCGGCGCCGTGCGGGTGCTGCGTGCCTGACGGCTGCAGGCGGTGCACGTGGCGAGCTCGGGCAGCAGGCCGGCGCGGCGTAGGCGCAGGCGGCGCATGGCGTCAGCAGTCATGGGTGTCGTGTCGTGAGTGGGGCCTGTGTGGCCCTGCAAGGGGCCTGTGATGCGTGATGCGTGGTGCACAGCGGGTGAGGGAGGCCGGGCCCCCTCAGGGCGCCTCCATGGCGTCGATGGCGCCCTCGATGGTGCGCTGCTCCTGCTCGATCTGATCAAGCTCGCGGCGGCCCTGCTCCAGTTGGATCGCCAGGTCGGCCATGCGGGTTGCCGTGCTGCCGGTGCGCAGTAGCGCCTCCACGCGGGCGTCCGTGGCGGCCGCCTCCGCCAGGAGCGCGTCCACCTCCGCCAGCAGGGCGTCGGTGTCAGTGGCGGGGGTGGTGTGTTCCATGGCGTGGCGTGTGGCCGTGTGATGGGGGATCAGTGGGGGGCGTGGCGCCCCCCGTGGTGGTCACCGGGTGACCGTGTAGCCGTGCTCCTCGAGCAGGGCGATGGCGGCCGCGATGTCGGCCTGTGTGGCGGGTAGCGCCGGCGCCTGCGTTGCGGCGGTGATCTCGCCCAGCCCGCGATACAGGCGGGCGTCGCTCTCGGCCAGATCCCGGAGCGTGGCGCGGAGCGTGTCGGTCATGAGGCCCATGGGAGGTGGCGCGTGGTGCCCCACCACTGTCGGTGATATGCGGTGCACATACCAGACCCGACCCACTGGGTCGGGCGTACCACTCCCGGCCAGATCGACTGCGCCGCAAGGGATCTGGGGCAGTATGTGACAACCAGCAAGTGGCACTATAAGGAGAAACTGGCACACTCGCTGCACACGGGTTGGCCCTCAACTGGCACAAGGCCACCCGGTTCTGGTATCAGGTTGATACCAAACATCGCCCACTAGTACAGGCAGACCACCGCCCAGATACATTGCGGCGCAAGGAATCTCGGCAATTTGGTACAGCCGTACTTGTGGAGAAATCGTTTTCCACAGGTGGCACACTGCACTGCGTTACATCCGTTCACAATTGAGGGTGAGCGGATGTACTACAGGGCCAGATCCACTGCGGCGCAATGGATCTCATTGATAAGTAGAACGGGTGTTCTAGCTGTCGGCTCGTGGCTTCGGTCCCACCTGCTCCACCTCGGTGTGGGTCAGCGTCAGCGTCACCGGCACGCGCAGCACCGGTTTGCTCGCATGGCCTGCGCACCAGCCCACCGCATAGCGAGCCACCTCAGCCTCGGCCGTGAACCACGCGTGGCCGCACTCGAGGCACACCCGGCGGCGCACCACCTGGTCGGCTGGCTTGCTGTTCGTTACCGCAGCCCGGTGGCGGCTGCAGCTGCAGTTCGGGCAGTTCATGGGCACCATGGGGCAGTTCGCCCCAGACAAGATGGACTTCGGCCAGTGGATGCTGGTGGAGATCCCACCCGAGAAGCAGTTCCTCATCGAGAAGCAGTGCCGCGACATCGAGCGCCACCCGCAGGTGGGGCCGCTCGCGGCGCAGCTCCTCAAGCAGTGCTACCACCAGCAGGAGATGCTCCAGGCCGCGGTTCACGAGATCGCGCGGCTGGAGCTCGAGCTGATGTAGCTCAGAAGAGATCGGCGTCGATCACCTCATTCACCACCACCCCGCCAGTCGCCTGCGCAAGGCTGGCCGCTGCAGCTGGTGCCACCGCGGCCTCCTCAATTGCCTTCTGCACCTTGTAGTCGGGCTTGGCCACGATGCTCAGATACTTCACCCCGCTGCTGGCCATCTTCGCCCAGCCGCTCAGCCGCACAGGGATCTCCTGCCGGTCGCCCTGGGGCTGAGCGTTCATCAGGTACTGGGCCAGCGCGAACGCCTGATCGGCCGGCACGTTGAGCACCCCATCAAACTCCGGGTAGTTCTTCCCGGCCTCGTAGCGGTCGCCCATCCGCTTTTGCCAATCGGCTGCGGATTGCTTGAACAGTGCGCCGTTCACAGAGAAAGTCATCGATTCGGGTGCGTGTTGGGTGTGTTGGGGATGCCCCGCAGGTTCTTCATCTCGTAGGCCACGACCTCCTCGAGCGGGTAGAGGACGCGGCCGCCGATCTTCACGAACCGCGGCCCCCGGTTCTGACTGCGCCAGTTATCGAGCGTGGAGAGGGTGACGGTGTTCCGCCACCTGGTCGCCAGCTCGGCCGGCCTGAGGTATTCGACATCAGAAGAGTTCATCCTCGACAAGATCGGCCTCCATCGGTTCAGCTTCAGGCGCGGAGGCCTTGATCTGTTCGTTCAGCTCGGTGATCGCCACCTTCTTCGGCCGTGGCTCCTCGCGGATGGTGATCGTCTCCACGTCCACCACCTCCTCCTCGGTCTGGATGCCGACCAGCAGCTCGGGGATAAACAGCCGGCCCCAGAAGGCCGCGGCACGATAGCGGATCATTAGCTCGGGCATGGTCTGCCACTTGCTGCCGCTCTTCGTGGCCCACCCTTCTTTCTTCGCCATTGCCATCGTGACGGTCGGCCCCTTCTGGTCGGTGCCGCTCGCCAGCTCCGTGGCCACGCAGTAGCAGGCAAGGCTGTCGCCGCTGCCGCTGATCTCGTAGCGCAGCGGGCTGAACCGGCCGCAGCCGTTGATCAGGCCGATGATGAACTGGCTGCTCCAGCTGGGGCGGCCGTGGATGATGTGGAGGTTCTGGACCACCACGAACGGGCTCATCCGCATCCGGCTGGCGATCTCGAGCGCCACCAGGCAGTTCGCGAAGCCCTGCTGCCCCTGAAACTGGGGCGGCACCAGTGTGCTGCTGGCGAGCGATTTGGCCATTCGCTGGGCATCCTCGAAGGCCTGGATCCCCGAGAACGCCGATCCTGTCGTTGTTGTGAGTGCTGTGCTGTCGCTCATGGTGTGATGCGCAGTGTGAGATAGAGGAAAAGGCATCCGGCCGCGGCCGGCGTGAAGTCAATCGGCCAGAGCTCGGTGACGAACCAGGCCCCGGCCAGCGTGGCCACAGGCGCTCGGATGACGCTGTAGGACACGCGCATCAGAAGGTCTCGATCTCAGCTGGTGCCGGCATCGATCCGTCTGCGCGCGGGCGCATCCACGGCGGCAGGTCGATCACCTCCACGCCGTCGCTATACCCCGGCCAGCTGTTCGCGGCCTTGCAGGTGGCCAGCACCTCCAGATCGCGCAGCGCCTGCTCACCGCCGGCGCCGACCATCTCAGCGCTCGCGGCATAGACGGCCACCACATGGGGCGGCTTCTTCTCCACGCAGATGAAGATGAACTGCTCGGGCCGGGTGCAGGTGGCCTGCTCAAGGCCGTGCAGATACCAAGCGGCCTGCACGTGATAGCGGAAGTTGGCGATCGACTTCCTGAACCCCGCAGGGCTCGCATCCTCGGTGGTCTTCAGGTCCACGATCAGCTGGCCGTCATCGGTCAGCCAGTCGGGTCGGCACTTGCACTCGAGGCCCGTCGCCTCATCGGTCCAGATGTGGGTGGTCTCAGCCTTGCCCTTCAGCCCCAGCAGGTAGGCCGCAGCAGGGTGACCATGCACCGCGCGGCCCATCGCCATCACCTGATCGGCATCGGTACGGCTGATCACCGTACGGCCGGCAGACTCGGCCTCGAAAGCGGCCCACGCTTCTTTCCCGGCCTTGGTGCGGCGATCGACGCCATCGGGCGCTGCGATGTAGCGCTGGTCCCACTGGTCCAGCTCGAGGATGTGGGTGTGGACCGCGGTGCCCAGCAGCATCGCCGGCGTCGGCTCGGGCTCGATGCGGTTCGGGTCCACGTAGCGCGCCCAGTAGTGCAGCGGGCTGCGCGCCACCAGATCGAGGTGGCTTTTTGAGACCGCCTTGTGGCGGTGGTAGTCGGCGTTCTCCAAAGGCAGGTGGAAGCGGGAGCTCACGCAACTTACCACCGCATCCGGCGCATTCACGATTCTTCGCCGCATTTCGTTGTATCTCCCCCCAGCTCTCAGTATTTCGATAGTCTCAAGCCTCTCCACCTTGGTATTGCTCCTGCATCTGCAGGTCAATCCCCATGAACATCCCGCTCCGCGACTACCAGTCATCCGCGATACACGATCTTCGCGCGGCCTACCGCGCAGGTCATCGCGCACCATTGCTGGTCTGCCCCACCGGCGGTGGCAAAACCATCGTGTTCGCCGCAATCACGCAGTCAGCCGCAGCCCGCGGCAATCGCGTGCTCATCCTGGTCCACAGGCGCGAGCTCATCCGGCAGGCCAGCCAGAAGCTCAGCCAGGCAGACGTGCCCCATGGGGTGATCGCAGCTGGGATCCCGGAAGCTGATCATCCGGTGCAGGTGGCGTCGGTGCAGACGCTCGCGCGCCGGCTTGCGCAACTCGCCTGGAAGCCGGATCTCATCGTGATCGACGAAGCGCACCACGCTGTCGCCGGGACCTGGCGCAAGATCCTCGAGCATTGGCCGCACGCCTTGCGCCTCGGCGTCACGGCCACCCCGCTCCGTCAGGACGGCCGCGGGCTCTGCTCGATGTTTGATCATCTGGTAAATGGGCCATCAGTAGCAACCCTGACCGATGACGGATTTTTATGCACAGCGAAGATCTTTGCCCCACCTCAGGTGGCAGACCTCACCGGATTGCGCACTCGCGCGGGTGATTTCAACGCCGAGGAGCTCACCGAGCGCCTGGACCGGCCCACCGTCACCGGCGACGCCATCGACCACTACCAGCGGCTCTGCAACCAGAAGCGGGCGATCGCATTCTGCTGTTCCACGAAACACGCCGAGTCCGTTGCAACCGCTTTCAACCTGAAGGGAGTCCCCGCGGCCACGCTCCTCGGCACCACGCCGACTGATGACCGCGACGATCTGGTGCGTCAATTTGCCGCGGGAACCATTCGCGTTCTTGTCACAGTCGATGTGGTCTCGGAAGGATTTGACTGCCCCGCGGCTGAGGTGGCGATCCTGCTGCGCCCCACGCAGTCGGAGGGCCTCTACCTCCAGCAGGTGGGCCGGGTGCTGCGCCCCGCACCGGACAAACCCCACGCGCTGATCCTCGATCACGTCGGCAACGTCCACCGCCATGGCTTCCCCGACGATCACCGCGACTGGTCCCTCGCCGATCGGCCGCGGCGTGGCAGCAAGGATGGGCCGCCGGCGCCGTGCGTTCGCACGTGTGAGACCTGCTTCGCCGCATTCCCTCCTCAGCCCATCTGCCCCGTCTGCGGCACCCCCGCCAAGCTCAGCAGCCGCGAGATCCAGCAGAAGGAGGGCGAGCTGCAGGAGCTGGCGCGCGCAGCCGTCGAGCAGGCCCGCATTCGCGATCGCCGGCAGCAGGGCAAGGCCCGCAGCCTCCCCGAGCTCCTCGCCATCGCCAAGCAGCGCGGCTATTCAGCTGGCTGGGCCTACAAGCTCCACAATGCGCGCAGCAGCAGAGCGTGATGTGAGCAACCCCGAGACCGACCTGCAGCAGCGCATCCGCCTCGCGCTCGGCACGCGGCCTGATGCCCGACTATTCCGCAATCAAGTGGGCAGCCTCCCCGATCCCCGCACCGGCCGGCTGGTCACCTTCGGCCTGGCCCGCGGCTCTGCGGACCTGATCGGCTGGCGCACCATCACCGTCACCCCCGAGATGGTCGGGCAGCAGCTGGCGGTGTTCACCTCGATCGAGATCAAGACCCCCTCGGGCCGCATCACCCCCCAGCAGCGCAACTGGCTACACGCCGTGCGCACCGCCGGTGGCATCGCTGGCGTGGCCCGCACCGTGCCTGACGCCTTGCGAATTGTCACAGAGGCTGCCTCACCTGCCTCACCTCCCGGCAAGATCTGACGGCTCACCACAGGGAGGCTTGATGCCCCTGCTCACAGACCTGCTCGCCGCGCTCCCCGACCACTGGGGCTTCGTCGCTGTCGGCAACGACAAGCGCCCCTATCAGCCCGAGTGGCAGAAGAACCCCCTCGATAAGCCCACCCTCTCCCGCGAGATCACCGCCGGCCGTGCTGTCGCCATCGGCGTCATCGCTGGCCCACAGTCCGGTGGCCTGCTGTTCGTAGATCACGACGGCCTCGGCGCCTCCGAGGTGCTCGAGCAGCTCGGCATCCCCCTCCGCGAGTTGCCCAAGTCGTGGGCCGTCACCTCCGGCCGTGACGGGCGCCTCCAGATCATCTACCAGGTCCCCCGCGCCTTCTGGGACCAGATCAAGACCACCAAGCTGAAGAGCTCAATCAAGGGCGAGCAGCTCGAGCTCCGCTGGACCGGCTGCCAGTCCGTCGTCGCAGGCGCCCACCCGATCACCGGCAGCTACCGCTGGATCAAGGGCCGCGCCCCATCCGACCTGCCGCTCGCCGAGGCGCCATCGCTGCTGCTTCAGCAGATGATGCGCAAGCAGCCCGAGCCCGCACCGCTGCTTCGTCTGCCTGATCTCACCTCAGACGCAGATCGAGCCCGCGACTACCTCTCGCGCATTCCCACCACCCTCGCCGACGACTACGACGACTGGGTGAAGATCGGCATGGCGCTCCACAGCGTCGGCGATGACGGCCTCCTCGCCGACTGGACCCACTGGTCTGCCATCTCAGGCAAGTTCGAGCCGGGCGTCTGTGAGGCGAAATGGCGCTCCTTCAACGGCTCCGGTGGCGTCGGCCTCGGCACCCTGTTCCACCTCGCCGATCCACCGCGGCGCACCGTCAACAGCACCCCGCCCAAGGCCGCCC